CCCAGACAGGACTGAATATCCTCAGCAATGACCTTCATTGACTGGTAATACCTGTCCTTGCCTAAGGGCGATACTTCGTAACAAATTCCGCTTTCGGTCTCGATAATGCTCGTGACCTTTACAGCGACGAGAAGTTTTTCACCGATCTTGATCATCTAAATCACCTCCTTCGTTATTAAGTAAATTCCTGACCTGATCCACACTACGACACACAGCCACACGCCCGCCGGCACGTTGAATCTTTCTAAGAACGCTAAGCTGTAACCTCGTAGCTTTATTTTTCCCGACTTTGAGTTCAGCCGCAAAGAAGCGTCCTTCTTTGCACACAAGGACATCGGGTATCCCTGATTTCCATCTATCCGCAGTTTTGTAAACCCACACATCTCGAAACTCCTTTTTAAGCATTGCGAGAACTTTTTCTTTTAGCCTTGTTTCTGACAATCCCATACACCACGTCCTGTAATGATTTTTTGCGTTGCAGTACCTGCAAAAGTTCTTCATCAATTGAGTTTGTTGCCACCAGATACACGTACAGACAGCTCGCCGTCTGACCGATTCTGTGAATACGGTCACGAGCCTGAGCGTGAGCCTCATATGAATAGTCCAGACTGAAAAACACCATTGCTGAACAGTTGATAAACGTAAGCCCGTGAGCGGCTGAGCGGGGATGAGCGATCAGATACTGTGCCTCGTTTTCCTTAAACTGCCTGATCGATTCTTCACGATCCTTTGTCCCTGAATACAGCGTCACGACTTTGCCGAACTTCTCACGCACCAGTTTCTCGATTTCACGCACCTCGTGATGAAATTGAACCCAGATGATGACCTGCTGTTTGCCAAGCTCCTCCAGCACGTTCTCAAGTTCTTTAATTTTTGAAGATTTGCCGATAGGAAGCGGAACGCCATCCTCTGAATAAAGGAAGCCCGCCGTGACCTGCCTGAGTTTCATCAGTTTTGAAAGAGCAATCTGAACGCTGACCTCAACGCCATCAACCTCCGTGATGAGCATGTTCTCCATTTCCTTGTACGCCTGACGCTCCTGCGCAGAGAGTGCGACTTCCCGTGTCTCGTCAACCTTCTCGGGTAAATCCAGCGCCTCCTCCTTCTTCACCCAGTGCGTCACAGGTTTGATCTCACTCATGAGAAGTTCACGGCTCTCATCGGTAATGGCATACTTCCAGCCTTCGCTGAATATCTCCCGCAATTCGTCTTTACTCATATAAGCACTGCCACGGCGCATAATTCCGTTACGCTCTAAGTGAAAATAGGTATTGCGAAACGCATAAAAGGATTTATGCAGTAGCTCTGCTTCAACAAAATTCATTTGCCCCCACAGCTCAAGCTCGCTGTTTGGCATCGGCGTACCTGAAGCCACAATGCGGTAACGGAAATACTCTGAAAGCTTAAGAAGTGTTTTAGTGGTAACGCTCTTGTTGTTTTTCAGGCGGGAACTCTCATCGAGAATGCACATGAAGTTGTACTTCCAGATAAGCGATTCGATGACCGGCAAATTCTTTTTTGAAATGAGCGCTTCATAATTAATGACCACGATGTCCGGAAGCTGTTTTGCTTTCTTCAGCTCCTTAAAAGGAAGATAAGAAAAATCCGTGAATTTCTTTATATCCTCACCCCACGCTGAATTGACCAGCGAAAGCGGACATACAACCAGAAGACGCAACTTCGGATCGGCAATTCTGTAATGACGGAATACCTCAAGTCCTGTGCGTGTCTTTCCCAACCCGGGGTCGTGAAAGAAAGCACAGCAACCGTCATTTTGAATCGCAAACTCAATTGCTTCTTTCTGGTGTCTGTAAAGTTTCACTTCCTGCTCCTTTTCAATTCCTTAAAGTTCGCCTCTCTGAACTTCATGCGGTTGTACCAGCTCATGCGCTTATAAATTTTTTTCAGTCCCTGAATGACTTTCATTGCGTACCCTTTCAACCGTGAACGATTGTTCGCCGTAATTTTTAATAAGAAGCCCTGTAAACACCTCGGCGATGTGTTCACCAACAGGGCTTGAAACATCGATAACAACCTTGCTGTCTGCGGCCAGATAAGCCGCATTGAGCCGGACTTTTGCCTGACCGAAGGTGCATTCCGCTGAAATAACAGCGAAAGCGATATGTTCTTCGATCTGCTCCCGGCTTATGGTTTTCTTGAATTTAAATCTGCAAACTTGCATCGTTTTTCTCCTTCAAGGCGTACATACGTAACCTTTCTCAAAAGTGTCTCAGCCTATTTCAAAAAATCTTTCAGCCCCTGTTTCTCAAACACATCTTTAATACGCTCAATCTCCCTGTAGACGGTTGCACGCCCAACACCTAGCGTTGTTGCCAGTTCCGACATGTTGGTGCATCCCTCACTCAAACACCGGCACAGCTTCTGCTGGTTTTCCGTTAAATGCGTAAAAGTCTGTTCGATTGAGATTCTCAGCTCCGCCTGTAAGCGGAAATCTGAATCAGAAGCGAGAACATCTAATAATGAGGAAGATTCCTCATCATCACTTAAGGGCTGGTCTATTGACGAACTCTGGTGAGCGACTTTGCGTTTATCGCTCGACTGCTCCCGGATAATGTCCTTTAACTTGTTGGCAACAACCCGAGCCATAAACGTATTGCGCTTTGCGCCTGCTTGCGGATCGAACCTGTCCCGGCTGAATAGCCAGTGAGTCAGGCATTCCTGAAGCAAGTCTTCTTCGTCTATGCGCTGAAGCCATTTCCATTGTGCTTTGAACTCCCGGATAACTTTTGTAGCTACACCGATTTCCCAATTTTCAAAAAGTCCTGCGTAATTCTGGTTCATGAGAGACTCCTCCTTTTTTTTCAAAAAGTGAGTTCTCAATGAACCAGCACAATTTAATGCTACGCTTTTGAAACCTCCCGCTCCATAACGGAGGCCTAACGGAGGTTTTTCTTGCGTCGTAAAATCCCTTTATTCAAAGAGATATCTACCTGCCCGGTCAGTTCTTCATGCGAAGGCTCACGCCCCAGCAATCCCCGAAAGATTGCCGTGATCGATTCCCTCAAACACTTATTGCGATACTCCTGCTCTGCCGGGCTTAAAGCACTTTCCGCAAACCGGATCTCGATCCCGCCTTTAAACCGTTTGTTAAATTGTTTTGTAGCTCTTTCGCCCATGATTCTCACCTCAGGGCGTACATACGGAGAAATTGGCGAAAGTGTCTCAGGCAGTGATACAAAAACTTAAAAAAATACGTATATATGCGGTAGATGGACGGATATTCCGCCCCGGGGTATATAGCTTGACTTGTCCAAACGGTTGTTATAGGGGTTGTAAAAAGGAGTGATGCTTTATGATTATGCCGAATAACAAAAAATCAGACGGCACCAAGCAATATGTAATATACACACGGTGTTCGACTGATGATCAGGCGCAGGGCGACTACACCACGCTGGACGCTCAGGCGCACCACTGCAAAAACATGCTCGATGCCTTCGGATATGAAATGGCAAACATCGGTAAAAAAGGCGTGGTAAATGATGACGGATTTTCCGGTAAAGACCTGAACCGGCCGGGAATCCAGAAAATCCTTGAGGACGTAAACAAAAAAAAGCGGTCGTTTGACGGAATCATCTTCTTCCGCCTCGACCGCTTAACCAGAAACCCGAGAGACCTCTACTCCCTCATTGATCTGTTTCGTGACAATGATATTGATTTTATTTCTGTGCGTGAGAACCTCGACAGCTCAACCGCTATCGGGCGTGTGGTGATTGGAATTTTAGGATTGCTTTCTGCATTTGAAAGGGAACTAACCGGAGAACGTGTGAAGGCTTCCGCCCTTGCGAGAGTACGGCAAGGACGCTGGGTCGGTGGACAGCTTCCATACGGATACAAACTCATCCCTGATGGCGAACGTCTGCCAAACGGAACCCAACCGAATAAAATTATTGTGGACGAAAAAGTTGCTCCCATCCTTAAAATCGTATGGGAACTTGCGGCAGATAATAAATCGCTGACTGAAATCGGGCTTGAACTGCAAAAACGTGGACTGCTAACATCAACAGGAAAAGCATGGCGCAGACAGTCCCTCTCCCATTTGATCAAGAATCCATTTTATAAAGGATACATTCACTACAGCGGTGAAATGCACAAAGGCACACACAAAGCCATAGTCGATGACAAACTCTGGGAACGTGCCAACAGAATCCTGACAGCGAAACTGCCCGGACATAACTTCGTGCCAAAGGAAAAGGAATATAGTTATTTATTGGCGGGATTACTAAAATGCGGTGATTGCGGAAGTCATATGATGTGTAATTTCGCTGGCGGGCGTGGCAAAAGAAAATTCTTTTACTACGAATGCAACCGATCGAAACAGGCCCTCGGCTGTTCAAACAAAAGAATATCTGCCACCGTGTTTGATGAGGCGGTTGTGGAGTATTTCAAGCGAGCTTCAAAAGATCAGGAAATGATCACCAAAGCAATCGGAAACGCCATCCTTGAATCACAGGTCAAACTTGAAACTCTTGAAGCGAAAACCAAAGAAAAAGAAGAACACCTGCACACCTTGCGCCATGAATCCCAAAAACTGCTCGATTTAGCCATGAACGGCACCATTCCGCAGGGATCCACCTTTAAAGACAAAATGACCGCCCTTGAAACCGAAATTGCGCAGGTTGACAGCGAGTTAAGCAGACTGCAAGCCCAGAAGCGGATCGCCCAAATGAACGCCCATTCTGGCGAGTTCTTGCACCATAATATACGCTTTGCCATGCAGTATATGGATAAAGCCCCTGCTGAAGCCCAGAAAAGCCTCCTTCGGGCATTGATTAAGGATATTGTAATCTATGAGGATAAGATTGCGCTGAACATGTTTATAAGCGAGCCGATACAAGACATCCTGCCCAGCACCCTGCCCGATATAACCGCCCAAAAAGTAAAACGCCCCACTAATAATAGTGAGGCGTTAACCGAAAACCATCCAGTTTCGGACAGTTGTCAAAATTGGCTCCCCGGGCTGGATTGAGCGTAGAACCTTCTCATTTACCGTAACGCTCGAGATAAAGCCAAAATCCAACCCCCCACAACGGCGTAAGTACCGTAATCCTATACACTTAGCAAAAGAATATAAGCGACTGATTGACTCTGGTGTTGCCCGAAACGAGAGCGATCTTGCCCGGCTAATCGGCACTTCAAGAGTGACTGTTAACCACTTCGTCACTTTATTAAAACTCACCCCCGAAGTCATCGAAGCGGTCGAAGCCTTAGGCGATCCTATGCCAAAACGCTACATCACCGAACGACGCCTGCGGTCAATCGTCAAACTGCCAAGTGAAAAACAAAGAGCGATAATTGATAACATTATACCATAAAACCAACTGTACGATATTTTCGTACACTTGATTTTCAGTCCGTGACAAATTGTCACGACTTGAATTTAAACCGTCCGTTATTCTCGGACACTTCATTCCGTAACCTTGTCCTATACCGATGTCCTAAAATGTCCTATATCCGTGTCCTATAATGTCCTATATTTTGACAGTGGGCGAAAGCACGTAATACGCACCCTTTAGCTCGCCTTTCATCTCAACAATACCTTTTTCAACCAACGAGGACAGGTCTCTTGTCGCTGTCCTGCGGATACTCCCGCAGAGCTTCTGGCACTCGTCATTCGTGATCTTTGCGTTAACAACAAGATACCGGATAATCTTTGCCTGACGGTCATTCAGCCCATTATCTTCAAACCGTTTAACCACCTTATCCGCCGTAATGATCTTTTTGCCTTTACCCTGTATCTCTTTCATCTGCGAGCGAAGCCCATCAACGAAATATTCAAGCCAGCCGGTCATATCCATTTTGCTCTTACGCACGGACTGAATAGCGGTGTAATACGCCGGACGGTCTTTGTCATAATATTCGGAGATAGTAAATAACCGCTTAAAGTCATAGCCTGTTTTATACAGAATAAGCGTTGAAAGAAGCCGTGCCGTCCTGCCGTTGCCATCAACAAAAGGGTGAATATGCACAAACTGAAACTGTGCGATCCCGGCAGTCAATACCGGTGAAACTTCCTCGATATTGCCATTGATCCAGTCCACAAACTCACGCATAAGATGAGGCACTTCCAAAGGTGCCGGGGGCGTATAAATAATCTCTTTCGTGCGTGAATTGGCAACGTAGTTTTGTATCTTTCTGTAACTGCCCGGCTGGGCTTCACTACCTCGCACGCCACGGACAAGGATTTTATGAAGCTCCCTCACAAGCCCCTCTGAAATAGGATCGTCTTTACCGAGATACTTTGAGATAAAATCCATCGCTTTCTTGTAATTGAGAAGCTCTTTTTCATCGTCACGGCTGACGCCCTTAACCTTTTTACCCGCTAAAATATCCTGTGCCTGTTCAAGGTTTATCGCCGTGCCTTCAATATGCGTTGAGTGATGAGACTCAAGCAAAAGGGCTTTTGCCTGCATATCACTAACCCAGTCATCCTTTAGGTTAATAGCGTCAAGAAAACCCCGCACCCGCTCAATTTCAACCAGAGCCTTATTGATCTTCGGTGTTATAGTGTATTTCGGTTTATATGGCATAAGATATGCTCCCCCTATTGTAATACCTGCACAAACTCAGCTATTACCTTAAAATCTTCCTCAGATACGTTTTCCAGCACAATGTCATCAAACTCTTTATTATCCGGGGAAAGGGTGATCTTTGAATGCACCCATTGATCGCCCTCAAGGGCTTTTTTCTCACTTAAATATCGTTTTATAGTATATCGCTGGTGCGTTTCAGAATCAGTGACCTGCCGTGACTCAACAAGGACAATTTTACCGTTACGTGACCCGCCACGCTCAAAACAGAACAGGCAAGGACTGCCGTCCGGGATAGTCGGCTCCATAGAACGACCGACCACTTTCGCAATAAAATAATCCTTATCAATTTTCTTTGTAATATTGACCTTTTTCCAGCCGATCACCTCAGGCTTGCTTTGTTCTCCGCTGAAAGCCGTCGCAACCGCCTCAAGAGAATATACCGGCAAATAATCCTTAAACTTTTTCGTCTTTAATAAATCCTCATCCGGCACAAGGTCACTGAAAAATAGATCTGATTTTTCAACCTCATCCCCGGCTTTAACCGCCCGATTAAAAGCCTCTTTAAACTCCTGCTTTTTCATCGTCTCATTATAAAAAGGCAAGCCGACCAGCCTGTAATTGTCATTCTCATAAAGAAACTCTAACTTAAACTCGCTCTCAACCTCTTTTAGAAAATCCTCTTTCCATTGATCTGTCTTGAGCAAATGCTGTCCCTTAGGCTCAATAAATAACTGGAGTGACATAGCCTTCTTTGTGCCTTTTTCGTTGAGGAATAACACAAAGTCCGGCTCAAAGGCTCTGCCATCCGAAAAGCGGTAAATCTTAAATACTCGCTCATTCCTAAGAAGATAAATATCCGTGTATTTCTTTTTAAGTTCGCTCATAGCGTGCCTGATAAACTGAACGAAATACTTTTCCTCTGATGTGCCGTAATTCTCGTCATACATATACCAGTCGTGATCTTTTAGGTGCAAACGCAGATCGTCTTTTGTTGTCTCACTCATGGCAACACCAAACTCTTTATCATCACCGCCGACCAGTATCTCACCGGTCTTTGAAGGATCAACTTTCTTGCAAATGCTGTATCCCTTAAACTCTTTTGTCCCGATATACTCCGTTGTTGAGACTTCGATCTTTCCGGCTAAGTTCTTGAACACATCAAGGGCAACGTCATATTTATCGTGATTGCTCAAAGCGTCCAACCGCTCTTTGACGCCGGACACCTCAATTTCTACCTCACCGAGATAATTGTCCGAAGTCAAAAACTCATCCACGGATTTTAAAGAGGGGAAATACTGCTTTAAATTAGAGAAACGGTAAAAGTCCACCTTATCAAGAGCCTTGCGGTTAATATGCTTCTCAATGCGGTTAAATTTAATCGTTTTTTTGTCTAACGCCTGATCAAGCCCGCCGTTCTGCGATACCTCATCAAACACGCCGGTCTCGGTCGTCTTGCCAACCCTCAACTTATGCGGGAATATCGTCTCTGAAACAAGGTCTTTCATCCGTTTAACCTTATCCCGGTTATTTTTCACCTGCTCATTGATAAAAAGCAGTCCGTTTTTCCAGAACCGTGTCTTTTTGATCTCGTCCTTGATCGAAACCGTAATTGTTTTGCGTCTATCATCCGGCGGGGCAATACCGCTTTTGACAAGCTCGGCTTTGATCTCTGAAATATACTTCGAGTCATTCAAACTGTGATAATGAAGTTCCTCAAGCACTCTTAATTCACTGTTGATGTCCTCATCATATTTGCGTTTAAATCTATCTTCGCCCTCATCAAGCGTGAAAGGGTAATACCTCGCACCCCGACCGATAAGCTGTGCCTCTGATACGGTCGTTTTCCCGGCTTTGCCGTGCTTTGTGTCTCGTGTCTCATACAAACGCACAATGTCAAACAGGTTAAGCACGTCCCAGCCTTCATTAAGCATATTTACCGTAAAAATGACACGTGTTTCGTTATGCTCGGCTTCAAGCGTGTTGACCTTGATCTGTTTTTCTTCGCTGTCTGCCTTTGAATTAACCGCAATACACTTTTCCTCTGAGAAATCCTCTTTGATCTCACGCACTAAATTCTCATAGGTGACGCCGTTGTCCTTAAAAAAGGCGAATGCCTTTGAGATAATTCCGTTTGAATTGCTTCGTTCAACTTTCTTAATATTGCTAACCTTGAGCTTTTTGATCATTTCCTTAAACTCAACCTCGGCTTCTTCTGACTGGGCGATTGTCTTTTGTGCCTTGATCAAAATGACCGGTTTAAGCTGTATCTTGTATTTCTCGGCAACCTTACGGCGATACTGGCTCAATATAACCGCTTGCAACGCCCGCTCCATAAGATCAAGGTCTGACTGCATAATCTGCACATCTTTTGAAAACTTATCTTCCCGAAACTCTTTGAGCGTATATTGATAAATGATCTTATCCTCATACTTGTTCCGGATTGCCCGATCCTCAAGGTCGATCGTTGCCGTGTATTCAAGCATGATATTGCGGTTATCACTTAAAAAAGTCTTGTTAACCGTATTTTCCCAGCTCGTGCTTTCTTCGATTTCTTCCTTGCTCATCTTAGCCTGACTCTTAGTCAAGGCGTTTATGTGATGAGCCTCATCCGATAAAAATACGATCCTTTTATGCTTAAAATCCTCAAGCGTGATGGCGTTCTCCTGCGGTGTCCATATCCGTGAATGCAAGCCCTGAATAGTCGTAAACAGGATATTGATATTATCCTCATTGACGCCCTCGAAATTATCGACCTCTTGAATAGTGACTTCCTTGTCATTGAACAATATGCGTTCAGCGAAAAGATACTTCGGCGAGGATTTATCAAGGAAATTTGCCTTTGTCTTTTTAATGATCGTTGTACTATTGACAAAGAAAATAAAATTTCGGTATCCGAGCTTGTAGAGGTACAGGATATTTGATGCCATCAAAAACGTCTTACCGCTTCCGGTCGCCATGTTAAAGAGCAAGTGGACAGGCTCTTTTTTCTCTGTGTTATCATCCGAAAGATAATAAACAAGCCGAGACAATGCCTCGGTTTGATACTCTCTCATCACAAATTTATGATTGAGATTTTTCAACACAAATCCCGGTAGATTTTTATATTGATTTAAAAATCCTCTGCGGGATATTGAATTTAATTCTTCAACTAATGTCTGACCGTTTGCCATATTTAAATACTCTGTTTGTAAAATTCTTTATTGAGCTTCTTATCATCCGCACCGACCTTATACGTGGCGTCGTCAATCTCGCTCAAATTAACGTAAAGGTGATTTTTATCAAGGCACTCACACAAGACCTGTTTCTGCTCTTTAAGAGGTAACTGTGCAAATTCCTTTTCATCAAACTTTGCAAGCTCAATGTCATAGCGGAAGAAGGCTTCCTGCTTCATCTTCTCGTAAATATTTAGGAGCTTGCGGGACGTATCAGCGTCTTTGATTTCCTGCATATACTTCTCGTTCCATTCCATAAGCTCGGCATAGACAAACGATCCGCCACCTTTCCAGTTAATTTCTTTTGCGATTGATCCTTCGTCTTTGCCTTTTAGCACTGCTTTTAATCGTTTTAACAAGACATCAACTTGATCGTTTATTTGCTCAACTAATATATATTTCCTTTTTAATTTATGAGCAACCGTACCAGTCGTTCCGCTTCCGGCAAAAAAATCTAATACAATGTCATTTTCGTTAGAAGAAGCCTTAATTATTCTTTCCAACAAGGCTTCGGGCTTTTGAGTATCGAAATCAACTCTTTCTTTTGCCGTGGGTATTTGCTGAAAGGACATTATGTCATACCAAACATCTCCGACAGGTTTCCCTTTTTCAATAACCTCATCTAAATATAATTTCGCACCTCGTCCATCAAAATATTTTCTTCCATCCTTATCTTGCTTGTTAAACCTGTCTAAATATTCTTTTCTATGAGCCATTTTCTGCTTGTTAAAGACAATATTTTTGTTGTCTTTTGAATAGAATAAAATTGTATCATGTCCTCTTATCCAATTATTAGCAATCGTCTTAAATCCTGAAAGCACAGATATGTCCCAGACTATTTCCCGCTGGAAACACTCCCTGCCAAAAACTTCATCCATCAATATCTTAAAATAATGGACTTCATTATAGTCAAGCTGAACATAGATAGAACCGTTACTCGATAAAAGCTCTTTTGCGACTTCAAGCCTATTACGCATAAAAGTTAACCATGTGGAATGCGTAAATTTATCATTGTATTTAAAACTATCGTTTTCTGTGTTATACGGCGGATCAATAAAGATCAACTGAACCAACCCTCGATATTTCTTCTTAAGGCAATGCAAAGCGAGAAGATTATTTCCTTTGATAATGAGATTATCATCGGCGTTAAAATCCGAGACTTTGTGTTCACCTTTAACATCGTATTTCTTAAAATTTGTTAAGACCTTCGGCTCAAAGAGGCGGTCAATTTCATCCGGGGCAAGTGTTTCGTTGTAGAATATCTCATCCCGCTTTTGATCTTCCTTGTCCTGTCCGCCTTCAAGCACGCAATCCTTATAGCCCCAAGCCAGCACAACGTCACTTTTTTCTTTCAAGTAGTCGCCATTTGTCATTAAGCCGATCTTGTTCTTAAAGCTCGTGAATGAGTCCGGCAGAAATTCCTTGTTGTTCACAAAAGATATAAATTTGTCCTTATCAAACACCAGCACAGTGTCTTTCTTGACTGTCTGCTCAATAAAGAAATTTTCTTTCGCTCGTTTATCGGAAAGTAATGATTTAATAAGAGGCTGATCCAGTTTGAGGGCTAATTCGGTGAGCTTGTTTTTCAGCAGTTTACCGTCCGCAAATATGCGGTCGTCCTTTGCGAATAATTTTGTTAGGTCGTTCATTAAATTTTGCATTTATATACCCCGTTCCTTTAAAAACTTTTCTATATGGTAGGCTTGAATTTTATTCGGTTTGACCTTACCGTTAAGCCAACGGCTGATCGTGGAGAAAGCAACGCCTAACTCATTGGCAAGCATCTCCTGCGTTATTTTGTTTTCAAGCCGGTAATGTTCGAGCTTTTTTATCAGTTTTTCCATAGGGCTTAACCTCTCGTGTTTGAGCTTAAAACCTTAATTCCATTTCTTCCATTGTATTCCATTCTTTCCATTCGGTCAATGCGATTGTTAATTTTTGTGATGATTTTGTAAGAGGTGAGAACACGGCAGGGGAAAAATAAAAAAATTCCAACACGAACACGACACGCAAAAAATATTTCAATATCACTGACAGACTGCCCCTCGCCCGACCCGCAGACAAAGCCCCCTTCCAAGTACCTTTTTTTATTTTGGGGAAAACAAAGCCATTTATCCGGCAGATCACACCGGATCGGGCAGGGATTGGAGCTTCTTTAACACTCCGAGGTTTTGAAATATAGACTTCTGGATTGCCTTTTCATACCGCATAACCTTCTCGGCATTATCACCAGCCGGAAGCGATGAGATCATCTTGTTTACTTCCTCAGCGGAATTGTTTCTGACCTGTGCTTTCTTTAGCTCATATATTTTGCGGAGATACTCCTCATTGCTCTTTTCATACACTTCGATAAGAGCGTCGGCAATATCCTTGTCCGAATACTCAGCTCGCCTCAGGATTGAGAGTAACTGCGGGTGTTCAAGCTCGCCTTCCTCAAACTGCCGGTATTCATCGCCCTGTAATATCCTGTATTTATTCGCCCGGATAACATCGTAAAGGTCGTCTGTAATATCGCTCTCGATATTGTCGCCTTCCCACGTGGGGGCGTTAAAATCCACTTTTTCGGCTTTAAGGGCGTTTATATAGGCAGTATTCCAGTCAAGAGATTCGCTCTGCTTGGCTATCTCAACGTCAAGCTCCTTGTTCGTCTTGACTTCATTCTTGCCTTGCCAGTCCTTCTTGCTGTAATAATCATAAATCACCATATCAAGGTATTTGCGAATGCTCCCGGTTTCAAAGCGTAAGACACGGCGTAACCGCCAGAAGTCAACGGCGATCTTTTCAACCAGTAAATGCTCCATCTGCCCCTTAGGATTGAGGCACCCGGTAAGGTTAGCAAGCAGGTCTTTGTATTCTTCCTCGCACTCGGCACCGTCACCGGTAGGGATAATAATATCCCGGGCGAATATGCCGTGTTTAACGGCGTTCTTTGCCACAACCGCTTTGCCTGCGTCTGTCACCGCTCCTGTTGATAAAAGAGCGTTCTTTTTATTGGCTTCCGTTTGTTTTTCAGTCGTCATTGTAAAACCCCCTTCATTTAAATAGTTCTTTTGCCTGTTTTGGCGTGATTCCCATATCCCGAAACAATCTATCGAATTTATGGCTCTCTTTTGAGCTTTCATAGGTGAGGTTATAGCAATGCCTACACCCGAAATATTTACCGTTTCCCAAATGAAGCGTTCCCACCCGGCGATTGCACGCTCTGCCGTTTACCACAAGAGGGCAGATAAACCACCACCGGCGACCCCCGAAATAACAGTGCGTCCAGTCAAGCCGTGCCTTATAATCAAGCTCGGTCTTTTCGCCTGTATTCCTGTCGGTCTGCGTGTATTGAAATCGGATATATTCGTCGCCCTCAAGCGTTGAAACCACAAAACCGATTGAGCCTGTCTTTTCACCGTTACGGCTCCAATTCATCCCGCCATAGCGAACACCACCGTTAAAATAATCGTGCTTGTTAAGAAATTGCGTTGTGATTGTCTTGCATTCCTCAACCGTTGATCTGCTTGAATAAGACCATCTGCCCATAAAAAATATTTTTCTCTCCAAATTTTTCCTAAATCAATAGGGAATTGTAAGCCTTACACAAGACTGACAACCGTACCCTCGAATATATCAAGTGCCTGTTTGACAATATCCGGCAGTAAACCCTTATCAAGAAGCGTATCAACCAATACCTTGCGATCTGTCTCCGGCAGTTTATTCCATTCGATCTTAAACGCCTGCTCGGATTGCGTACGTTTAGCTTGATCGGCTTCTGCGTTCATTTCCTCATACATCCTGACCATTTTATCCACCTTGCTTTCGTCTCGTTTTTTCGGATAACTTAAAAATAAGCGTCCTATGCGTCCCAAAACATCATCCATGACAACCTTAGGCGTATCTTGGGACGCTTGGGACGTGTGTTTTACACTTATTGTATTTTTTGGCGTCTCTTTAATACCGACTAAACGGAATATGCGTTTTCGGTGTTCATGCCCGCTTGCTCCCTGAAACATCACACAGGCAAACTTGCCCTCCTCTGAAATAACAAGATGATTGCCTTTTTTATCCTGTCCCATTTCCGCACAAGCCGGACACCGGGCGATTGTTTTATTACCGCTTGTCCTGACATTCTGTAATAGCGATAGATCAATGCTCATAATCACCGCCCCCTTTAAACGCAATGCCACGAAAACCCCGCTGGCTCTTGCCGTCACGCTTGAGCGAGTGGGATTTTGTCTTGCCGAATAGCTCAAGCACCAGACCTTCAAGCTCACGGCGTATCGCTGTAATGTGTTTGGGATTCCATCCTTTTCTCGGGCAGTAATCCGCATAGGCTTCCTCAATTTCGGAAACGGTTAAATCCGCATTCTCATCCCGCACGACTTCCTCATTAAGGAAATGGCGTAAGCTGTCACTTTCAGCAAGCAAACCGTCAATACGTGCTTTCTGATCATCGCCGAGGTGAATATCGCCGTGTTTGTCAATGTCATCCCAAATCATCTTGAGTCCCATCAACGCCCAGTTTAAAATCCCGCTTCCTTCCTCCTGAATGAGCTTTTTCCCGAAATTGGGTATCTTTTTCTTTGGCGGATCAAGGTTATAGTCAATCAGAAGCAACCGCCGTCTCCATGCCCCCACGTCGCCCTCTAACCTAACGTGCAGTTTTGAATTAGACGTCATCACAATGCAGTAATTGCCCTTGATCTGAAACGATCCGGCACTGCCTTTTTTCTCGGTGTCAAACCAGTCCCCGCCGGTAAGACCTTTAAGCACATAGGCACCTTTTTGCGTGAGGAAATTAGCAGGTACATCAACACCAACAAGAAGCGTCTTTTTGATGTAGCGGTACAGTTCAAAGCGTTCCCGCAAATGATGAGTTCGTATCTCGGTCACGTTCTGCAATCCCACAAGCTCTTGAAGAATAAGTGAAAGCTGGCTCTTGCCACGCCCGGCGTCACCACCCAAGATCATAAACCGCTGAATAAGGTTTTCTCCTAAAATACAAAGCCCGGCGTATTTCTGAACGAGCAGGGCATCTTCCGCACTCATTGCAGGATAAAGCAATTCATTTAAAAACCGCTCACACGTCGCCTCAGGATCAAAGGCGATAGGAGACTGATTTCGTGAGCAAAACTTCGGAGAAAAATTAACAAGGCTTACGGTTTTATCAGGCTGAATTTTAAGGACACCGTTTTTTAGATGGATAAAGTCTTTGTGCTTGTATTCAAAAGCGTATTTCTTCTCAGCAATCCCTTTAAGATGGGCGATAATATTGTTGAGCGTTGCAATCGTGCGTTTACGCTCTAACGTGGGAAGATTGTTTTCCCGGGATACGAGCAAAAGGCGTTTTGAAATATCCTGTTTGATCACATCGTCTGAATAGTCCGAGAATAAACCTGTCTTTTCATCATAGCGGTAAAAGCTCTTTTCATCCGGCTCATACAACTGGATATGTTCCGCCATATTCAAGCCCGCCCAGAAGCTCTGATTTATTGAGGTAACGCTCCGCTCATCATTAACGTAATACGGCTCACCGTAAAGCCTCACAATCTCGTTAAAGTGTTCCTTAAATTCTTTATGTATAATCTCCGGTACGTTGATATAGTCGGCTAAAGCGGTAAACATATCGTCTTTTGTAATTGTTGCGATAGGGGCGTCATTAACAACTTCATACTCCGTGCCTGTGTCCGGGTGAATAGACCCGGCACCGACCACCTGCGAACCTTTAGCGATAATCTCTCCGAAGTGGTCGTCGTCTTTGTCTTGAACGTCTTTTTTTAAAACGATCTTTTTATTTATCCCTTTACAAAAGAAATAATAATGATGACCGTTGCGGGGTGTTTTGACGGTAAGTGTTGCGGGAAGTTTTTCTTTTGCGATTGTGTCAATCTCGGGCGTGTCTGCGTCAAGAATGATCAACCCGCCATAACCGCCCTGCACGCCGTAATTGTTTCCGGCGTCAACCCATGCCTGAATTTCAGTATGCGTGTAAGGCTTATTCTGCCAGTCTTTTTCAAAGGGGATTTTGCTTTTCGCTTTGAGCTTCACAAACCCGAAGCCGTCTTTCTGTAACTGGTGAGGTATTTTTGTTTTTACAATATCCATTTCCATCTTGCTCCTTGTGATCTATGTATTAAAAACCATTGTCTTTAAGTCCTGTATGGCGTTTTTAAATGCGGTAATGCTTACCGTGCCGTCATTAAAAAATTCCTGTATCAATTCCTTGCGGTCGGCTCTGTCATCAAATATGAATACGCATTTATGCCCATTATTCCGTTTGTCCTTGAGCCTCATGCCCCGGGCTTTAAGAAACGCCGAAAGGTAAAGGTCACTTGTCCTGTATGTGTTCATCATCCGCACCGCCTTGTTTACAATCGCCATTTATAGACTGCTTTTCCATATAATCCCGGGCAATGATCCTCGCCAGTATGCGAAGTCCTTCCCGGGTGTGTTTATTCATAGGTTTTGTTTCAATACAAACGCTTGCCATTAGTCCGTCTCTTTAATTTCGAATAAGTCGTCAAAAGAATGCTCCGGCAGATGATTCATAATCCGTTCTCTGAGCTTTGGCGAGGGATTGCGTGAGCCATCCATCAACTGCGACATATACCCTGTGCTGACCTCTAAACGGTGAGCGAGCCAGTTCTGCGATTTATTCTTCCGTATAAGGATTTTCTTAATTTGTTTATTTTTGAGTAATACTTTCATAAAAGCTCCTTGCGTTAACAATAGCGAATTATCGTGTTAACTGCAGTATATCAATAAAGCGAGAATTTGTCAATCATGTGCAAATCTTTTCGCTTGCAAAAGTTATCATGTTATGCTATGCTGTATTCAAAAGGAGGAAATGCCATGCAAGAATTATCCAAGTATTTGAAGAAACTGCGGGGCAAACTGTCGATAAGACACGTTGCCGAGAAAACAGGCGTCTCAAACGCTTATCTCTCACAACTGGAAGGCGGGAAACGAGACAACCCCCATCCTGACGTATTAAAAAAACTGGCGAAGTTTTACGAAATCCCGGTGATTGAATTTCTCAAGAAAGCGGGATATTTAGATGAGGACATAAGCGAAGAAGAAACCTTTGAAGAAAAGATCGACCGGCTTTTTAAATACGTCACAAATAAGCCTGACTATAAATACGGACACCGTATAAAAGGAGCCGTTACCGCTGACGTTAAAAAGTTTGTAATTGAAATGTACGAAAAAGCCTCGGGAGAAAAACTGCTGTGAACAAACCCGCCTCTGAGAATAAAACTATCCGGGCTTTTGCCAAGCATTTGATCAAAAAGGAATTGCCGTTATCTCCTTCAAAGATGGCGGATGAATTTCTCTCTTTCTTTTATAATCAAAATCCGCCTACAAGCCATTACTGGATAGACTCGTTCTGCTCGGAGATAGGCATTGATGAAGTCGAATATAAAACTTTCCCCGATAATATGAGAGGCTTTCACGCCATTACACCGGACGGCAAAATAACAATCGTCCTTGAACAGTCAACAACCTACGCCGGGAAAGTACATACCCTCTACCATGAGCTTTATGAAATCATATGCGAGCTTATGGATAAACCGGAATTAAAAATAGAACGCAAGGCAAACCTCTTTTCCGCAAGCGTTATCATGCCGGAAAAACACTTTTTTGAATATGTAATCCGGCGGGGCTTGATGTTCAGTGAAATAAAAACCTATTACTCCGAGATCGCCACTGATTCGATTTTATTACGGATAAACCATCTCTTTAGAAAAAGAGGTTTATTCCATATTGCGTATTTCTTGAAGAACAGTAACGCATATAAAAAAGCCTCTGCCGAGGATCATAAATACATGGCTGATTTTTCACTCCACCTTTCAACATTAGATCAATTTGATTCAATCAATAACGAAGGCTTTACGCAAAGAATTATTGCCGAAGCAATCCAACGGCTCCAGCAACTCCCTGCTGAGGAATTATCACTAATAAAATTCTCAAGACCAAAAAGAACCGTTTTAGCTGAACCGATCCTGCTTGACTGGAATGGAGCTATTAAAGAAATTGCCATACAGATTATAGATGATGAGGTTTATCAAAATCTCGGAGACCTTTTAAGGAGAGAAGATGAAAGTAGCACTTTATGCGAGAGTATCATCGGAAAAACAGGCTGAGAATGACCTGTCTATTTCCGCACAGTTAAAAGCCTTGAGAAAACACGCCGAGAAAAACGGCTGGTCTATTTACAAGGAATATATTGACGAGGCTGAAAGTGCGTTGTCTGCTAACCGCCCAGCGTTTCAGGAGATGATCGCAACGGCAAAGAAAAAAAGCCCGCCGTTTGAGACGATCCTTATATGGAAGTTTTCACGTTTTGCCCGCAACCGGGAAGATTCGATCATTTATAAATCACTGCTCCGCAAGCACGGCGTCTCTGTGGTCTCTATGAATGAGCAAGTCGATGACTCACCGGCAGGAAAACTCCTTGAAGGCATTATTGAGGTTATTGATGAATTTTATTCTTTAAACCTTGCCGAGGATACGATCCGGGGATTGCGTGAGAACGCTAACCGTGGCTTTCAAAACGGCAGTATCCCTGTCGGCTATAAAGCAAAGAAAGTCTTAGACGGACACAATGAACGCACAAAACTTGAACCGTGCGAAACCTTTGCCCCCATCATTCAACGGATATTCGACCTCTGCACCCGGGGCAACGGCATTAAGGAAATTGCCAATATCTTAAACCGTGAAGGATTGAAAACCAATAAAGGAAAACCGTGGAGCAACTCAACCGTGCAGTATATCCTTAAAAACGAAGCCTATACCGGCACGCTCGTTTATGGCAAGAAGCAGAAAAGCAAGCTCCGCACAAACGGCAAACATAAACCGATACGCATACCCGACAACCATCCGCCTCTTGTGGATAAAGACACATTCCTGCACGTTCAGGAGCTTATGGCAAAGCGTAGCCCGAAAGTCGCCCATCCTCAAACGCTGATAAGTGATTATCTGTTAAGCGGTCTTATGGTATGCGGGAAATGCGGTTTAAAAATGATCGGCTCAAGGGCGAAGTCCGGCAAACACGCATATTATGCCTGCCATAATTACATTAAGCGGGGAAAAACCGTCTGCGACGCAAAGCTGATCAATAAAGAAAAGATCGAGAAACTTGTTATTGAAAGGTTAAAGACACATATCCTCACCGAAGAAAATCTTATGGAGCTAATGAATATGGTACTGGATGAGATGAACGCCAGCAAGAAGGATTTACAGACCCAGCTTGCGACGATTGATAAGCAACTGGAAGCGTTCAGGGGAAAACTGGGGAAACTCTATAATTCCCTTGAGACCGGCAAACTTGACGTTGATGATCTTGCCCCGAGAATTAAAGAGCTAAAAACACAGATTGACACGCTTGAACAAAAAAGAAATGAGATACTCGAAGAAATAGACACGCCTCAAAGCCTGCCGTTTAACGCACAAAGCCTAAAAGCGTATGTGCAAGACCTTGCCGATCTCCTCAGCAAAGGCTCGATCGTTGAGCAAAAGTCCTTCCTTCGCTCCTTTATCGAGCGGATTGTTGTTAACCACCCGGAAGCCGAAGTTTTCTATAACATACCCATAATAAACAACAAAGGCAGAACCTCAAAAAGTGAAGTTCTGCCCATGTTACAAATTGGCTCCCCGGGCAGGACTCGAACCTGCGACAAATTGGTTACGAACTGACTCACATTACTGTGAGAGTCGGACTATACCTTTACCCTATCTTTCTCAGACTTAGGTAGCGAGTGTCTAGTCTCTGCACCTTCCCTCCTCGGGCTTGGCTCAGGATTGCCCTTGACATCTTTGATGTCAAGGGTTTCCCTGAATTTACTCACTTTTTCCCGTCCATTTTGCTTGGCACGGTTTTCACCTTGCAATTTCTCGCAAGAGCTGCTAACTTGGGCATGAATTTCACGATGGCAATTGGCACAAAGTAATATACACTTATCCAATTCTTCTTTCACTCTCTTCCAACTACGGGTATAGCCCTTGGAAGAAATACTAAAATCTTTTCCAGAAGAATCAGCATGATGAAACTCTAATGCTTCTAAGCAACGATTGTAACCACATCGCTCACATTTACCACCTTTGTATTCAACAGCCATCTTTCTTATTTTCTTTCTTCGTTTCCGAACTGCTGCTATCAAATACTGTCGGCGATCTGCATAACGACGCTTACCTTGCTTTGCCAACTTGCCTCCCTACTTTCCCGAGACATTTGCCTCGGGCTTTGCCCTCGGCACAGCCAACCGCTCTACCAACTGAGCTACCGGGGAATGTTATCTATTATTTAAAAGAACTCCGTTTAATAAACTTTTCATTAATTCTCTACCTTCTCCGCTCTTTAAATATTTTTCGCGTCTTCTCGCTGCGTTTCTAGTAGAATATTTTTCTCGATAAACTATCTTATAAGGCCGATGGCCTTTAGTATATTTAGAATTTCCAAAATTATGCTCTTTTAGTCTTGCTTCAGGATTTTTAGAAATTCCGGTATAAAAGCTGCCATCTTTTTGACTTTTCAAAATATATACAAAAAATTCCATCATTTTAAAAGCCAACCGCTCCCTGCCTGCCGGCAGGCAGGTACCAACTGAGCTACCGGGGAAATTATAAAAGAACAACGCATCTAAAAACGAGAAGGCTAATTATAACTTATTTGCCTTTTTTCGTCAATATGCTATTGCAGAGGCCCTGTTTATACCCCTTTGCAAATATCCTAAAACGCGATTATACTCAATGCAGAACATCTGTTCAAGCTATCCTATCGGCTGGCGCTTAGTCAAAGCCTCACCGAGTGTAGCTGAATCAATATATTCTATTTTCGTACCTAGCGGTACCCCAATTGCAATTCGATAAATTTTTACCTTATAACGAGAGAGCTCCTGGATTACATATTGTGCGGTAAGCTCCCCTTCGATATCCGGATCTGTTGAAATTATCACTTCTTTAATTTGTCCTTTTTTGACTCTATCTATTAATTTGCCTAAATTAAGAGATTCCTGGTTAAACCCCTCTAAAGGTGAAATCGAACCTAAAAGCACATAATAAAGCCCTCTGTAGCGTGAAGTTTTTTCGATAGCCATAATATCGGTAGGTTC